CGTACTCCTGCAAGTACTGATCCTCGGACAATTGCGCCCTTGCTGCCGAAAGTTCGGATGGTGGCAACAAGCCCGACGAAGAAGCGGGGAGGCGCAGCAGAAACCACTCGTGAGGGGAACGAGCAGCATTTTCATACACCGACCAAAACTGGTTTTTACCTTTGGGCGTACCACCAAAGACCGCCCAACCTTGCTTATCAGACAATGCCGGACGGATAACGTTGCCCCATACGCTAGGCTTGAAGTCGCCGTACTCGTCCATGTAGATACCATCGAAACCCAAGCCCCGCATAGCGTCGGCATTGTCAGCACCGAACAGCCTAATCTTCGCCCCGTTCAGCACCGTGACCGTCAATTCGGCCTCGTTGCTGTCTGAAATAATCGGCTGCGCGAAGTTCTTCAGATAGTCCCAAACCACGCTTTTAGCTTGGCTGCGATACGGCGCTACATAGCCAAACAGAGGGAAAGCTGTCTTACAGGTGGCTGCTGCCCTGATTACGTCATTGATAGCTGCGACCGTCTTTCCTGCCCGCCGGTGCGCTACGAGACAACCCCACCGCTGCGTCCTTGCATGGAACGGTAGGAATGCGTGTCTCGGCGCATAGGGGAGGATTATTTCGGATCGGCCCATCGGATCGTCAACTCTTGTGGCCCACCCTCCGGCCCTGTGTTTTCATGCCGCTGCGTCTCAGCCCACCGCATTTGCGCTTTAGTCCACCAAATCAGCGCCGTTGTATCACCGGACTGCGCCTTGTTAAACAGGGTCTTGGCAATCTGTGCCGATGCCGTTGCCTTGCCGAGCGCAAGTTCTGTTTCGTAATACTTCCGCAAAGTGACGTGAGATACGCCCAGGAGCGCCCCTATCTGATCGTGGGGCAATCCTAGTCCCGCAGCTTGCTTAGCCTGCTCGCGGGTTTTGTCGGTCGGTTTGTGGGGTGCTTGTGCCATTGTCTTTTATTAACTAAATCATGCCGCTTTATCTAGCTTAACAAACGGTTCATTGGTGCTCTCAAGGAAAGCTGTCTTTCCGGTGAACTCTTGCCACCGTTGCACGATAACGTCGCAGTATTTAGGGTCAATTTCTATTGCAAAACAATTTTTGTTTGTTTTTTCTGCCGCAATTAATGTTGTTCCAGTTCCGCAAAATGGCTCATAAATTGATTTTGCCGTGTTGCATAACTTTTCCATTACCCACAATGGCAAATGCACCGGCATGGTTGCAGCATGGATTGCGGAAAATTCATTGTTTCTTTGCGGCGGCGCGGCATAAACCGATTGAATTGTTCCTTGCCAGTTGCTACAAGGTATTGAACGGCTTGCATTTTGTTGCCCCAATACAATGATCCATTCATACCGTGAAGCCATAACTCCTTTGGCTATCTGTGGCGCTGCATGGCCTTTATCCCAAGTTGCAATGTCAACCAATCTTTCTGATCTGTCATTTATCCATTGCAATAATGCACGTTTGTTGTTAGCCAATGGCTGCACATTTACAACCCAAGCTTCTGTTACCGCAATCAAAGAAGCATTCCACCACCCGGCCATCAAATCGGCCCAAGAATCTGCATCATCCTTATGTGATTCGTAAGCACTATCCTTTAGTTTCATTATTTTATTGCCACTCAAAGAAACCGATTTGCCCAATGCGTAAGGCGGCGAAGTAAAACAAATGTCAGCTTTTTGTCCTGCCATCAGTTGCTCAACGGCATCAACACTTGTTGAATCCCCACACATCAAACGATGCTTTCCGAGCACCCAAATATCGCCAAGTTTTGTTACAGGTTCATCCGGCACTTCGGGGACGGCATCCTCGTCGGTCAAGCCTTCAACAACGGTCGGAGTTAGCAGCGCGTTGATTTCGTCCGTTGAAAATCCTGTCAACGACAAATCAAATTCCATGTCTTGCAAATCGCCCAACTCAAGGGCAAGCATCTCGTCATCCCAACCGGCATTTAAAGCTAGCTTGTTGTCAGCAATGACGTAAGCCCGCTTCTGCGCGTCCGATAGGTGGCTGAGCCGAATACACGGGACTTCGGTCAGTTGCAGCTTACGGGCCGCTAAAAGCCGTCCATGCCCGGCAATGATGCCGCTTTTCTCATCAATCAGGATAGGGTTTGTAAAGCCAAATTCTTTAATGCTTGCGGCAATTTGAGCCACCTGCGCGTCGTCATGGGTGCGCGAGTTCTTTGCGAACGGGATCAGATCACCAACAGAAACGTGCTCTATATTCATTAACCCATCTTTTTCATGGCTTCAGCCAGTTTCTTGCCTTTGTCGGCCTGGTTGAATTCCTTGGCTACTTTGACCGGTACGCCGACTTTCTTGGCAAATTTGGGGTCATAAGCGGCCGCGGCCATCATGCGAGCTTGGGCGGGTGAGTGGCTAGGCATTATTTCAAGAACCGGAGTTTGTAGAGGGTCGAATCAATCTGATCCGCGATCTCGTCCACGATGTTCTGAAGCTGGCTCTCGCTTGGCAAGTCCTTGCGGATGTCGTCCACGAAGTCTTTGATCTGCGTCAGGTACTTCACCGGATCGGTGGCCAGGTGAAAGTCCTTGGGGTAATTCGTGATGATGTCATAGCACCCCTGATACGCTTCTGCCCACTTGTCTGCGAGTTCCACGATAGCGTCGTAATACTCACCGAGCGCCATGTGCTGCGCGAAGCTCTTAGTCTGCAAGTGCATGAAGTGCGTGACGGTTGCTGAGTGAAAAAGAACACTAACAAACGCCGCCGCCGATTCGTTGTATTTCGACATTTTTCACCCTTTTTCAGCAATTTCACAATGATATTCTGAATTTATCAGGCAGTCAAGCACGTAATTTAACCATCTGAGCGATCATGATTTCCACCGTATCTTTCACACCCTGCACATCCCGAACGATTGCCCTGCATCCCGTCCATTGCAGCGCAAACTTTTGTTGATCCTCAGTCTCCTTACCTTTCGGGCTTTTGACTTCGACCAACCATGTAACCCCTCCAAAAGCCACCAAAAGGTCAGGCACGCCCTTTCCCATCGCTGCAAGTGATAGCACCGCACAGCCCCGCATTTTGAACTCTGTGACGATTTCTGCATGGTTGGCATCGACTTTAGCGGCGCGTCTCAATGGGATGCCTTCTCGATTGCTTTAGCCGCCTCAATCTCTGCCATGACTTCCGGCCCAGTCTCGATTGTGATTCGCATATCCTGAACCAGCAGCTCCATGCACACCCCATCAGAAAGTTCTGTTTCAAAGTAATCGCTTTGCGCCTGGCCAAACGCAAGAAATGCCGAGCAAATTCCGTGAAGAACTTCTAACGCTTTTCGTTCGTCTACCGTTGAAAATTGGCACATAGCTGCTCCGTTTGTTGTAACAATTCTTGCTCTGTCCCGTATCGCTTCTCGAATTCCTTGCGCCAGGGATGCCGACTGACATACTCAGGGGTGTTTCTGCCGCTTCTATGATGTGTCGGACACAGGCATATCACAAACATTTCACCCGCCCGCTTGCTGCCCGACAGAACGTGGTGAATATCCCCGTCAGAGCGCACACCGTGGAACAACCGGCAAACGATACACCCCAAATCTCTGACCTTGGCGTGCCATTCTTGTTCAGCTTTCGTCAAGGGTCACTCCCGCATGGTGAGTTGCCGCCATCAGCCAATCCAGCCATTCAGAGAATCGAGCTTTGGTGTATTTGCTCGTTCGTCTGCCAAGCATAACAACCCCTCCATTTAGCCCCATAGCCAGCCGTGGCGACGTTTCGCCCTCGAAAGCGGCTGTCAGTACGTCTTTCCATTCCTCGGCGCTCATGCGCGTTTTTGAGCCGTTCACCACCCATATTTTTTGCTTAGCCCAAGCATCTAGGATAGGCCATTGCGCCGCATTTTGGTCTAGGGTGCGGTCATTCATTCATTCCCCCTTAATTGGTTCGCTAACAATCCGTTTGCAGAGCCGACATTCTCGATGGTAATAGCCATTGAAAATCCAACCTTTCGCGCCGGGATGATTGATTTTTTCGCATACCCACCAAAGCAGTCGAATGTGCCAAGGCTGATTCATTCATTCCCCCTTGCTAGGATCATATTTTCTGCCTCCTCAAAACAATCTACAGCGGTGCGCGACCACTCTAATGCTTCATGTGCCAATGTTCTACACACCTTCGCACACGCCTCACGCTCCTGCTTTATTGCCCACCGGATAGCATCGCGGGTTGACGCATGGCCTTGGATAGCAGCTTCAATGATTTCATCAGTATTCATTTATTCCCCCTTGCTCGAATAGCGGAGGCGCATTCCGCAGGGTGCATTTGCCGCGCTGCGAATCTGTCGCACACCTTTGCACACGCTTCGCGCTCATCGGATCGAATCATGTTTACGAATTGTTCCAGTTCTTCATCTGAGAATGCCCAATGTCCGTGAGCTTTGCGAATCATCAAGGCATAATTACCAAACACCTTTTTTACAAGTTCTTTAGTATCAGTATTCATAGTTCACCGTTGTCTTGTTTGTTTGCAGCACCTTCGCGCCGTTCTTCAAATGGAATTGCCTAGCCATCTCAGTCTGCGGTGACATGGTGACAATCCGAAACCATCCTTGTTTTCTGATTTCTTTAACCAGCGCATTCACTAGCTTGCTGCCGCATCCGGGCTTGTAAGACCAAACCGAATACAACACCAACAAATACGATGGTTGCCAGTCGTTAACGAAAAGTTCGCGCTCTGTTTTTGGCATTGATTCCGGTTGACTAACGCAGACAATCGCGCATATCTGCCGATTTTCTACCCACGCATAAACGCCACGATTTTTACCTTTGATGCGCCGCCTAGGGCTGATATTGGGGCGCACAGGGTCATCAAGCAGGATCGGGTCGGGTTGGAGTAGTTGGACTAGCATCCGTTCTTCTCCCGCAGCTTGGCTTCAAGCGCTCTAACAAGTAACCTCAATGTTTCAGGTTTTTCAGAATACCAACTGTGACAAAAGTATTTTATTTCTGATTTGATTTCATACTCCGTCAGCCCAACCCATTCGCGCTTGGGTGGGGCGGTGTAAAGGGGAGTTGCATCTTCATACGGCGCAATGCTTGTGCGGACAATTTCTTCCCGCCCTCGTGCATTGGTGTATGCCCACGCCACCGGCGCTTGCTTCTCTGCTTCTGCGATGGCTTGGCGCAATCGTTCAATTTCACGCGCCGCCGCGTGTTCCCGTTCAGTCTTTGGAATGCGGCAATCCATCAGTTCATCAATCAACTGTTTATGCGGCGTTGCTTTCATTGCTTCGATGCTCATTTGCGCACCCATACGCGGCACATACGACCTGACGCGCCTTTCTTCTTGCCATCGGGGTAAACAAAGTCCAGCCGCTCTAGTTCGCTCATCCTGCGAGCAATTGCGTTGTGGTCTAGGGTTGTACGGGAAGCAATATCGTAGATTGTTCCAGGCTGTTCTAACGCTTGCAGGATGATGCCGTGATGATTTGCAG